AACTAGCGTTGAGGTTTCAGACAATATTTTAGAACTTAATAAATCTAGTGATAACTCCACAACAGCTTCTATTTCAGGTATAGAAATTAATCGAGGAGAGGTTCAAGGAACCACAGGTGGAGCAGTTCAAGGCATTGCACCACTCGAAATGGACATTACTACCGATACAGGAGTTAATAAAACAAATGTGCGGGTCGATTTTGAGCAAATGACGGAGTATGTAGACGGATTCCATGCATACTTTAACCTAGAAGCAGATTTTGGATCTGATGGGAAACTGCCTGCTGATTCGTACAGAATTGTATTTCGTAATGATCTGACAAAGCATGTAAATACGCAAAATGTAGTTACTTATGATGATACTAACGCAATTCCATTAACTCATTTGCCAGCAGATCAGAGACAACCAAAATGGGACAATCTGCCTAATGATCAAGAGTTTGGTGGATTTGTTCTCGTGAAATACAATGAGACAGACAATGTCTATGAGGACTTTATAGAAATTACGGACACAACCGCACTATATGTTACGCATGATGTTACGATTACAAATGCGAATTACAACATGACTTCAGAAGAGGGTGGCACAGGCAAGCAATTGCATGGTGGCTTTGAGATTACCGACAATAATAATACTTTCGCACAAGATAGTAACGATTTCACAGGTGTTTTTGTATACAATCCCTTCATGAATGGATTGCACGATGGCGATACCATGACAATCAATAATGATTCTAACGAGCTAGTTTATGTGCATGAAACTACAGACTTTGAAATTTTCCAATCTGTAAATGCTCTTTCAGCGGGTGGATCTTACACATTTACGGCTGATGGAACAAAAAAATATTTCTTAAGTAAAGTTGGGGACTTCAATCCTGTACAGAATGAATCGGGTGCCATGCATTGGTTTACTAACCCAAATATGCGGGATGAAGTTGCAGTATTAGACCCTGCAATACTCGGCTTGGTTATCGCGGAAGGCATTAATACACCGAATTTCCAAAAGCTCGAAGGCTATGTGCACGGGGGTGGAAATTCAACTCTTGGGCAACCTACAAGTACGACTTTGTTTACAACCTACGAAGGAAACCCTGTCGCCTTTGGAGTATTTTATTCAGAAAATAATGTAGCAAAGCTAATGAGGGACGATCCATTGGTATATAACTTAAGTACACAGCAGTTACCATTGGCACAAAGCACAGAAACAACTACAACTGACAAAGCTCGTTTTATTTGGGACAATGCCGAGGATCAGCAAAAATTTAAAATACTTGTTGGTGATGCGTTGGCTGACCTGTCATGCGATGATCTAAGTTCGAATGTAGTAACCGTGCCAAATGGTAATGGTGTTGTAATTGGTACGGCTCCAATAGGAACCTACGCTGATTTTACCAATGCATTAGCGACAGCAAAGATTTAAGAATGTGGCTTCTATCCTTGCACAGATCGGCACAGCTGTCGGGCAGGAGTTAAAAGCTCTAAATGAGCCTACCCCGCCTACTGATGAGCATAAAAAGCTAGTTTACGGAGCAGATGGAGCACTTGCGTATATACAAGTGTATTCAGATCAAGGTCTGAGCAACTTAATTTCTAGCAAAGCATTTACTTATACAAGTGGAGCTTTGTCGGAAATCAAAAGCTATGCATTGGGTCAATTGGTTTTTACCCAAAGTATGACATACGATTCTAATGGAAGCCTCGTGAACATAGTAAAGGATTACGCATGAGTTTCGCTGAAGCAAGTAACAAGATCACGCAAACAGGGACAGACAATGATCTTAGTGGGTTGAACGGAGTGACAGGTGTGACTGCTACAATTCGTGGAAATCACACTACTTACACTATCGCATCAACTCATTTCTTAGAGATTAAAGGAACACTTAGCATTGATCCTGCATATGAGACCTTGCAAATGATGAAGCAAGCGATCAACGCAGGCAGTGGGCACCCGCTCACAATAACAGGCACATTGAATTTAGGTGTCAAAACTACAGCAAATGGAAAAGATAAGTATTCCGTAGGTGTAGGAATTGATTTACCAAATGAGAACCTGACGGGGCAAATGTATAACACCTTCGGGATCTCGTTTGGTAGCAATTCTGCATTCTTATGGAATGGCGGAATAATTCGCACTACTGCAACTTTGCGAACTGCAAATGGGGCGACAGTAACAATCAATAGTGGGATCTTTTATAACCTTGCGAAACAGGGGTCATCTAACACAAACACATCTCAGTTTAGAATCGAATCTTCTAATTCTACGAGTGATGCGAAAATAAACATTTACGATTTAACCTTCGATGGTGAAACTTTGGAGTCTAGGATTTTTACAAAGAGTGGATGGAATGTTGGAATTTTTAAATTTAAAAAAGGTGGATTCCAGAGTTACAATTCGCCATTTCCTCCTTTGACTTTTGAGAACTTTGACACAAGCCCAAACTTACATGACTTCGACATAATTAATGTTACTAGAACTCAGTCAAGCGGAGAGACAATTACGATCAAAGGCTTTTCTGACAGATTACGAGTTGCACTAGATGCAGGGAGAAATAATTTCATGTATCTAAAATGCGTTCGACCAATAAGCTTAGTGGTGCAGGACTTAGACGGTAATGAGTTAACCTATTCGTACTATGCGAAAGACTTGGATAGTGGTAACAGGGCGATTGGATCAATAGGGCAAGACGATACAGCTGACAAAGTTTACACAGCGACTAGCCAAACAGGCAATTTACAAGAAGAAATATTGGTCGAAGTAATTAATTACATCAATAAGACCATCACTACTGATTCTCGCACTAATTCAAATTCAGAAATTCCATTTTCTATTATTGCATACAATCAGACAATAACAGGATTTGCGGAGGACTTAGTTGGACTCGATACTTTGCATAGCACAGTTAAAATGACACCTGATTTGGTAGTGTCCGAAACAAACAGGTCAGTTGTGGATGCGTATACTTCAATAGACACTCCACAGAAATTTTACGACATCGCAAAATCCTATCTTGTTAATAATTACGCAGGACAAACGCAACCTATTGTAAATCGTGATGGGTCAACAATCGATGCAGGATCTTATGATGTGGTTTTTGATACTACTGCAACAAATTCATTCAATATTAGTGGCAACACAATAACTTTAAATGCTTCTAGTTTTAGTGGGACACTAATTACAAGCGGAAGCGTTACGCTCAATTTGACATCATACTCAGGGACAATAATTGATAGTTCGGGATCTCGCTCTTTTGGATCTTATTCTGTGTCTAATTTGGTAGTTGGATCAAGAGTGCAAGTTTACAACCTAACACAAAGCTTAGAGGTGTTTAATGACATTGTAGATAGCACTTCTTTTACTCGAGGATTTGTGTCTGAAATGGCAGAGGGTGATATAATTCGGGTTAGGATAGCTTACCAAAATGGAGTGACGGCAAAGCAGGAACAAGAATTTATTATAACTTGCCGTGTTCCAAGTTGGGAGGTTTCAGCAAATCAAGTAGATGCCTTGGAATACAACGCCTTTGGCGTAGATGGAAGTAACATTACAGAGTTTGCCCTAGATTTAGATAACGGAAATATAGAAGTAGATGTAACTGACTTGGATAATTTGACGCAGATACAAAGAATTGGTTCATGGTATTACGCAGAGCTTATGTCTAGTAATGGCATCTCAGACCTGTTCGGGGCTTTTGTATGGCTTTCCGCAAATCAGATTTCAATAGATCAATCCAAGGTCGACCTAAAAATTGACAACAAGAAAAGCGAACCACTAATGCTAACAGGTGGCAGACTTTACAGATTAGACGGTTCTACAATTATTTCTAGCACTAGCAATTCGGTGCAAATTGATTTCAGCCCTGTATATGTCGCGAACGCTCCGCTCATTTCTGAGATAGACAAAAACACAAAGCTAATCCCTGCCCTACTCTGATGCGTAAAATATTATATATGCCTGTATTGTTTTGTGTTACATCATGTAGCATAAAGCAGTTTTATCCGACAGCGGGAGCTTTGGTGGGTGGTGGTGTCGGCAGTTTGGCGGGACCCATTGGGGCGGGGCTTGGCGGAGCAGGCGGAGCCTTAGTTGGCGAAGTAGCTAGAGGTAATGAAGAGATAGAAGAAGCAAAAGAAACTATAACAGCACTATCGCACGGAGATGTAGAAGCTTTAGTAGCTAAAGGAATGAGCAAACAGAATGGATTATTTACATCTTTTACGGAAGGAATAAAAAAGCTTTTGATAATAGTTGGCGTTATACTTGTAGCTTATCTCTTTATACCTGTGTTTGTGGCACGAAAATGCAGTAAGTCAGAAGTGCACAAAAGCCTAACACGCCCGCCAATGTATACAGGTGGAGCACAGGCATACGCGAGACCAGGCGGTAAAAAAAAATAAACACATTTACAGACCCTATAAGACCAAGCGACAATGAAAAACTTTGAGCAATTAACAACAAAACAAAAAATGATAACAGCATTTACAATAGTTATTTTAGTAATCATAGCATTGGAGATTTTGACATGAACGACAGCACTCCTTGGATTGGTGTTGTGGGAACTATTGCAACCTATGGACTGGGCGAAATGAACCACATAGTCGGCATTGTTGCGGGCTGTTTGACTTGCACATTGGTCACGATTCAAATCATGCAGAAGCTAAAGAAAAAATGAGTAAAAGCATTGAGCAGGAGGTTGCAGATATACTCATTACCGCTCTTAACGGATTAGTAGAGGTTCGCACTAGCGAACAAAAGGACACTATACCCGAAGACTCAATGGTTTCGGTTCACCTAGAACAGCAGGCGTTGCGAACTCCTAGCATTACAAATCTATTTGAGCATAAGATTAATGTTAAACTAAGAATGCATTACGCAAGCAATACCAAGCAGGCAATGGATCAAGCGGGTAATGCTATTGATGACGCACTTACAGAAGTTAGCTTGGCAAGCACTTTGGGGGCTTATCAGGCTGTCATTAGAGACACTAGAGCACAGGTGATGGACAGCTATTGGGAGAGAGAATACAGCCTAGATGTTTTACGAGTTGACAACGCATCTTAAGTAGAAAGTTAACACAAAAATTTTATAAGTCATGGCAATTAAAAAAGGATTAGCATCTTCACTTAACTTTGGAACAAGCGACTCAACAGGTTTGACCGTAACTACATCGGTTTCGGCAGAAATGAGCTATGCTACAGAGCTTTTTGTAAAAGATAACGATGGTGAAACCAAGGGCATGATCCTAGCTGACGAAAGAGGAACAGCTACAATAACAGGATACGCACAAAGTGCACCCTCAAGTTCTTTAGGTGCAACAGGAACAGATCCAAGTGGAACAATCGTTGGCGATGTCATTATTGTTACGGGGGTTAGGACAAATCAATCAAACGAAGACTTTACTACATACGAAACAACTATTACGGGCTTTTCGGGAGTATCAGGGACGGCATCTGATAAAAGATTGAAGCACGAAATTAGTGATCTGTGCGGACAAGTCGAGGAAGATTGCTTTACAGGAGATCTAGCGTATCTTGTCCAAGAACTTAAGTCTGCTTGAGCGAGTAAAAAAGCTCCGACCTGTTCAGTTTAGGTACAATTCAGATGTTGATGAATCTACCAAGCTAAGAGCAGGATTCATTGCACAGGAAGTGCAGGAAATATTTCCCGACTGCGTATTTGAGCATAACGGAAGATTAGCAATAAAAAACGAGTTACTTGGGTCATACATAAATCAAGCCCAAGACGAATATATAAAAAAACGAATATTAAGTAATGAGCTACCTCAAACAAGGCGACCGATACTTTCGCACTAAAGACACTAGATTCACATCAGCAGTTGTCAGCTGTGGTTTTAGTCTAAATGAAGATCCTCCTTTTCATAAGGTAGAAGATCCGACAACGGGAAAAATAATTTTAACATGGTGCATCAATGAATACAGCGATGACGGGAAAAGATATATCATTGATTTCAAAAATGCATACGATGACCCTTTCTTTCTGAAAAAAGGATACGAGGATTTACAGGACTTTAAGTTTGCTGTCTCAGCCTTAAAAAATCGTGAGCTAATGATCGACATGGTTAATAAGGCGAACAGCGTTTACAACTTTAAGGGCAAGACGGGGTGGTGGTACATTCCAAGTAGTGGCAAGGAATTTGCAAAACAGCTACAGGACGCAGATGCATAAGCCAACGCAGAGCATGGCTACAGAAGCCACGAAAGGGCTTAAATGGCGAGAAGAGCATAACAGAGGGGGAACAGCCGTAGGCGTAGCTAGAGCAAGGGACATCAAGAATAGAAAAAACCTTAGTGATTCTACGATAAAACGGATGCACAGCTATTTCTCTAGGCATGAGGTAGACAAAAAAGGTAAAGGATTTAATCAAGGAGAAGAGGGCTTTCCGTCTGCGGGCAGGATTGCTTGGGCACTTTGGGGCGGTGACGCAGGACAGCGTTGGGCTAAACAGAAAAAAAATCAGATCAATAAAAAATAAGAATATAAATGAGTAATAAAAAAGTAACTAAGGCACTAGTAGACGATAAGTACACAGAAATAGCGGGCATAAAATTGCACAAAATTACAGCATCAAGTTTTACCCTGTGCGAATTTTTGAATCTAGGATTAATAAGCGGTAAGGAGTCACAACATCCACAATTCGAATTATTAACTTTTATGTGGATTCATGCAGTTGGTGCGAAGTCAGCAAGAGACATAATTTTCCAAGCGTCTGAAACTGATTCTACAGGGCGAAGCCTGTCTTTGGTTACTGCCGTCATGGATTGGGCGGATGACATACAACTTAAAGATTTTAATCAAATTGCTGTAGGGATTGGCGACATGCTAAATGACAGCTTTGAAAACGCAATGGTTCCCGATGAAGGTGCAGAAGTGGGAAAGAGATAGGGGTATCGGCAGAGGAACCCGCAAATCAATACCTTGCCATGTGCTTGGCGTTGTCAAACAACGACGCACAGAAAGCTACAAATCTTTTTTGGGAAATGCCTTTGGTGCAATTGTTCGCTTTTGCACATGCTTACATGCAAAACAATGGCGTAAAAACTCGACCACTAAGTTCAAAAAACTTACTGAGTCAAATCTTCGGAGGGCTTGGTAAAAAAGCACCTACTAATGATAAGGGTAAAAGTGAAGGTGAATGGTTTGATGAGGAGCTTGGGGAAGTCGAATACATACGCTAGTACAGAAGCTGGGAAATTAGTAGAAAACATTTTACGCAATGTAGTTACAGGAAAACAAGCGGAAGGCTTGCCATCAACTGAAGGTATGCATGGTATTGCAATGCAGAACAAGCCGACGGAGGCAACGATTGAAAACGATGTACGAAAACTCAGGAGTGCCTTTGTGTTGGAAGGTAAAAGTAAAAATCTCAGACGATTAACTCCAAAAATTAAAGAAAAAATAATTCGCGACAGGATCGCAAGAATCGGTCATACGGGCAAGTCATTGCATTATCCTAATTGGATGGAATCAACAAAAGGGCGAATCACAACTATTGGTAACGACACTACGGATAAAACTTTAGTAGAAATACAATGTAAAGGTCTTAAGCCAAGGGCTAAGTTTAAAAGCACTCAAGGTGGCGTAAGTCACTTTCAGAAAACCATAGGCATTGCGAGTAATGCTGTATCTGAAACTGCCTTAAGTGCAGGATATTACTTGAAGAAAAAAATCACCCAAGACATCAGAAAGTTTTTTAAATGAGCGAGCAAATTGAAGTAGAAGTAGGAGCAAACCTGTCAAAATTTAACGCAGGAATGACAAATGTACGCAATAGCGTACAGCGAGTAGCGGGAGGAATTTCTCGCATGGATTTCAGTCAATCCGCAAAAAGCATGAATCGTCTAGCAGGCGAAAGTAAAAAGTCAGGGCGAGAAGCAAATACATTGCGAGGCTTGTTTCAGCAGATTGGAAACACAAAAATTGATAGTACAACGCTAAAAGTATTTGCTGAAATCTTTAAAGAGTTAGCACGAATCGTTAAAGAGTTTGGACCCATACTTACTCTTGCCATGAACGCAGGCGATGGAGCTATACGGAAATTTATTAATTCTAATGTAAAGCTATTGACTCAGGTAGAAAGATTGTCATCCAATTTTTTAGTTTTGCGTAAAGTTTTACCTGTAAGGTTATTCAGAACTATGACGGTAAGCTCTCAGAGAGTAAGTACATCCATAGTCGGAATGTCGAACGACATTGTTAATTTTGCAAAGTTTGGTAGAAATTCACTTCGCTCTGTAATTAGTTCATTTGGTAAGGTAATTCAAGGATCCAAGTCAACTGCGTCCGCAATTAAAGGGATGGGCACAGAAATTACAAGCGGTCAGATGGCAAAAGCTCCTCAGATATTTAAGTTACTTGGCGATCAGACTACAGCAATGGGTGGGAAGGTTATGCGAACCATCAGAGACTTTAGGACGGCAGACGGGATTATGGGCAAGCTAGGCGTAACAATGCGTGGACTAGGTGCTCAAGTTACTTTACTTGGCAAAACTACGACAGGGCTAGGTGGGGCTTTTGGTAATGCAGTAGCAAATTCTAAAAGGCTTGGTAGTGCTATGCGTAGCTTGTCATCTATGATCAAGGGACTAAATCCTGCCAATATCGCGGTAAGAGGATCCTCACTAGCTTTGGGTGCTTCTTTTACTGCATTGATAGGAACAAGCAAAGTTTTAGTCCGCACTTTGGGAAGAGTTGGCGGAATGTCTTCACGCATTGGATTTAACGCATTGTCTCAGGGTGCGAGCAAAGCATTAGCTCCGATCAGGAGTATAGGCACAGGCATAAAAGGCATTGCGACAAGACCCATTCAGTCAGCAGGCAAAGCATTGGGCGGACTAGCGAAAATGGGTAGCGTTGCAGGAATAGCAATCACGGCTGTTGTTGGTGTATTTCGGACTTTTGCAGGCTTGCTGTCAAGTTCTGCGACAGGGGGAGTAGCTAGTTTTAACAAAAACTTCCGTAAAGCTATGGCAGAGTTGCCAAATTCGGCACAAGGTAGTTTTGGTAAAGTACGCAAAGAAATAATGGCATTGCAGAACGAAATGGGATTTACAAGCGACCAAGCCCTCCCTGCATTACAGCAAGCTTTTAGAAAAGGCTTTGATGCAGACAATGCGGTAGGAGCAGTAAAGCAGGCAATGCTACTAGCTAAGACAGGAGCTACAGATTTGGAAGGTGCAATGGATTTATTAGGTAATTCAATGCGTGCATTTGCAAGTGAGGGAATTACGGCATCTGAAGCATCCGACGCATTGTTTCGTGCTACTAGGGGAGTCGATGTAAATGTAGGCTCATTGAGTGATTCAATTAAAAGATTAGGTCCCGACCTGTCATCAACAGGTATAGGTTTTAATGATTTCTTAGGTGCATTGAAGACCTTAACACAGCAAGGTAAATTAGGTGCCACCGCCATAGGTGAAATTAAGAGCCTGACTGCATCAATAGTAAGCCCCAGCGAGCAAGCAAGAGAGGCGATGGGTAAGCTAGGCGTGAATTTTACAAAAGCAGATTTGGCGGGTCGTGGGTTGGGTGCAATCTTGCAAGAGGTTCGAAACGCAACGGGCGGTAATGCACAGGCAATGGCAGAGCTATTAGGTGGGCAAGAAAACCTAAATACTGCCCTAATGCTTGGAGCGAAAAACGGAACAATGCTTGCAGGCAATCTAGACGAAATTGCAAACTCTGCGGGTGGCGTTGCAGGGCAAGCTGACAAGATGGATACGGCTTTTAGTCGAACCATGAAAAAACTAAGTGCTAGAACGGAAACATTAAAAATTCAGCTTGGTGATTTGCTGAAGCCATTAATTGGAAGGTTAGGAGAATTTTTGTCTGAGTGGGTAGCAACATTTTCTACAGCAATTAAAGTGGCAATACAGCTTTTTCAAAGTGGTCAGCTAGGTGAAGTCTTGTTCTTGGGAATATCTATCGGCTTACGCAAGGGACTTGTAGCAGTATTGAATTTTGGTCAAGGAGTTACAAGGGCACTTGCAAATTCATTTGTTTATGGGGTGCAAGTTTTACCTAAAGTCGTTGGTCAAATTATACCAAATGTATTGGCAAGATTAGGTAAAATAGGGTTTTTCTTTATTGAGCTTGGTGCACAATTTATGAAAGCGTTTGAGACTCCAATTGCTTACCTGACTGCGGGATTAAAGAAAGCTGTAGAAGAGGCTGCCGACGCAATTAACAAATTACCTTTTGTAGGCGACGATAAAGCAAGCAAGGCAAGAAGCTTCGAGGTAATACTCAAACAAGAGCTTCAAAATAGTGGTAGTTTGGCAAAAAATATACAAGGATTTGCTGACCAAGGATACAAGAACGCTGAAGCCATTATTAAACGGACGGACGGTGAAGTTAGTCAGTTTATAGATGGTCAAGTAAATGCCCTAAAAAAGGGATTTAAGGAAGGATCAAACGCATTTGAGCTTCCACCAAGCGTAGCTAGAGATAGTCAAAGATTAGCCTCTATTCTGAATGGTGCACTAACTGAAGTAAACGAAGCAGGGAAAGCTACGACTAAAATGGCAAAAGATGCCACCCTAGAAGCCAACGGAGTGCCAAGAAAGGCGGTAGGATCAGAAGGGCAAAATGGTCTAGGTAGCGATAGTGGTGGCGTAATTGCCTCAAGCCTCGCATCAATTGGTGGTGGTGGTGGTGTATTTGGCACACTTACTTCAGAAACGAAAAATTTAGTAAATATAGCAAAGCAAACTTTAGAAGAGGCAAAGATGCAGACAATAGCTTTACAATTAGCAGAAAACGGTAAGGTCATGCGATGATAAAAAAGGGAATAACTAACGGAGTTACTACATCTAAGTCCATTACGGTGGATGAATTTGGAATAGTAACTCAAACAATCACAACCACTTTGAGTGGAGATTTTACGGGCGGGAACGCATACAGGTCGCAAGATTTTATGATAATTGGTGCAAATAGCCCTGATTTCAATCAATTGCTTTGCACGGATGTTTCAATTGACGACTCAGATGCGATTAAGACGATTACGAAAACTTTCAAGGGAGCGATTGAAAGGCAGGAATCATACAGATTGTCCGCACAAGGTACACAGGAGCCAATACAAACACACCCTGCTTTTGATGACGAGCCTGATGGATACAACGGAAAAATTGCGGGTAACGGAGCAAGCCCCGAAAATGGTGCAATATTTAAAGGCGAGGAAGAGGATAGTGAATTTGATTACTTTCCTGCAAATGCTGAAAATGACCTTGGAGGTGTCACAGGGTATTTAAGCCCAAGCCTAGAGCTTGAGAAGATTACGGTGGAAACTAACGACAGAATGGATCAACCGACTTGGATAACGGACGACATTTATGACATTGCAGACATTAAAGATCCAGATGCACAGCTTAGTGTTGGGGATCGTGATTGGTTGCTGATGGGGAGCACGCAGGAGGTAATAGGCGGAGCAATAAAGTCAACAGCGATTTATCGTTTGTCGGGCGAAAAGGGTTGGAACACAAAGATTTACACATCAGCTTAATGATAAGGAGCAACATACAGGGATTAAGTGGTGTTTTGAATAGCTTGGAGAAGCGTATTGTCGCGATGGAGAGAAAGCCGTTAAATATTACGGGTGGCGAAAACATAAGGATTACAAGAATGGGAAGTGGTCTAATAATTAACGCAGATCCTGCAGGCGATTCGGGACCTGCTGTTACTGCCGAAAAATGCCCTTTAGACATTTTACGAACTGCACAGGAGCCAACTACCGCAGGGGATGACATACAAGCGTATGACATAAGCGTTCGTCTTGGTACAATTGGTGGATTTGCTCCTGCGAATTGGGAAGATGTAGGAGAAATAGGTGTTGAAGAAAGTAAATTTTTACAAGCGAGAATAACAGCAGATGAAAAAAATATATCTACTGTTGAGCTAGAGTTGGCGGATGAAGTTGAAGGATGCATAAAAGTAGAGCAAAACAATCCACCCGCAGAGTTTACTATTTTAATTGGTGCTTTATTAATAAATGAATCCGAAGATGATCAGGGGGTGACCACATACGGGGCACATCATATCCATCGAGCTATTGCTTGTGGGAGCGTAGGCTTACATGCAGAAATGATCGGGGACAATTGTTGGACTTGGATAGTAAGCTGAATGAGTGAAACTTGGGTAGAGGCTATCGATTGTCCGTGCGGAGATGTTAGTGTCTCGTCCTCTGCGATTACACAAATTAACAAGCGTATGGGCAACGCAGACGAATACGGGGGTGTGGAGCATACATATTACAGCACTTATAGCGTAAATTACAATAGGTGCGGAGCTACAACCTATCGAATGACTAGTCAGGTTGATAGGCAAACTGCGGTAACTTGGCAATCAGGGCTATGCAATAAGACGGTAGAGAGAACTAGTGGCACATATCCAAATACAGAAACCTATGTGTATTATATGAATGTGCAGACGCATGAGACTAAGAAGACGGTTTACACAACAGACACTTTCGATATCACCCAAACACAAAGTGTATATACGCCAACCGCAGGACGCAAATACACTTTCCTTCAGTCTACAATGGTAGATAAAGCCTATCCTGATTTTATAACAACAACTGGAACAACTGCCGTAGACGGTTGGGATACATATTCTACTTATACCTGTGAAAGATTAATCACTGAGGGAACAACAACAACAATTGACGAAGGTAATCCAATAACTCACACAAGGTGCCCTCCTGTAACTACCTTGCTTACAGAAACTTTAAATCAAGTACCTAGTGCAACAAGTTATGGGCTAATAACAGAGTGCTTTAGGTATTGCATCAATTATTACAACACGGATCAACAAGGAATAGTATTGGTTAGAGTAAAGGACGGCTTGAACGACGGGGCTATGATGCCATTGAAGCAAGCTATTTACGCCACACCTATACCGCCTAATTCTCCCCCCATAAAGCATTGTTGGGATTCTACTACAGCCACTCCTTTTTTAAATAAACATGAATTTTTAGGCGGAGATGTTGTAAAGACTGTGACTCGCATCGCGAATGAAGATGAAAGTTTTGTTACTCACGCTTACACCAAAATTCATTCAACTTTCGTGTCCGAAGAATATCCGTTTTGGGCTGAGACAGAAACTGCCACATTACTGCAAATAGTATCTACAACACACGGGACCGTACGGGCTTACTATGCTGATGGGCTGACTTTCTCTCTTACAATTTCAGGCTTAGAGCAACAGACAGAAAGCTTTCCTAAACTTGTAGACGGACAATTAGAATCTACAGAGTTTAATACTGATACAGACGGACGAAGGAACACGGCAAGCTACTCAGGTATTGATTGGTTTAATTACCATGTCTCTCATAGTACGGACACAATTGCTTGGAGAGGGTTTGCACAGGAGTTTATTAATGTTACCAAAGACGATTACGGGAATTGGGAATATGCTGAAGATAACACAAGAGTTTTAACTACAATATGGGACAATGTACATGTAAGCGAAGCAGATTATGTATCTAAAGTAGAAAAAACTATAACTGCGGTTGTAGAAAAGACTAATTTAAATTGGAACAACTGCCGAGCAGATCACACGTACAAATCTGAAACGATAGATGTCGATATTTACAATGTAACAATGATCGACCGTCAGCCTGAGAATGGTTACGGAGACTTTGGTCAATCTTTCTATACTAGTCCTTATGATAGTGCTAGATTAATTGAAGGACAGCCAAGATGCCGACTTTATGAATTTTACACAATGGCTTACCCTGCGTATCAGGATATTTACGCAGTGGGCACAGGTGGCATGATGTTCGCAAGATTAAACGCAGAATTTACTACGACAATTCTAGGTAACATGAGTGCTACAGCTAATTCTGCACTTCAACGGGTAAAAGCTTTTTCAATTCCTGTTACAATAACGCGGGCAAATGACGAAACATACAGAACAACGCAAATAGATGTGGGCAATACAAGACCATCATTTACGACTGCAAACGAAAATACAGTATTAGATGATTCTAGTGTTGAAAAACTGAAGCATTTTCACACAGCCATGACCTTGGCTTATTTTAGTCAAAGAGAGTATACAGCTACATCTTGGGGATCAGTTTATTTAGAAACAATAGAAAGTGGCTACAAAATTATTCGCGAAGATATGGAGACATACACAAGTGAAAACTATGACCCTGAGCAGGGAAATTGTCATACACACACATTTATGAGAAGTGAAGGTATACATAAAAACGGAGTCATGAAGGTTGGTGGTGTTTTGCAAAACGGGGAACCTAGAAGTTATTACTTACTTGTTGAACACAGAGGCTTACCCGTTGTCGGGCAAGTAACGACATTTAGCAATAAATGCGGTGGAGGCACATTCGAAACAACTTATACAGGTGGGGTACATGAGTTAATAGGCACACAGGTAAGCATGATTCAAACTGATGCTGTGATAAATGTCGGTGCATTGAAGAAAGAATTAAACTCAGGAAAGACTATGACTCCTGACGAATATGAACATTTTAAACTATGATTACTATATCTACCTATGCCACTAAACGATACACATACGCCCTGCCGAACTTTGGTAGGCGTTTAGCTTCATCACTCGCTTACTCCGCTGAAATAGGTGGAAAGGTTTTGTTCATTGGCGATGAATCGGAGGAGATCAAACTTGCTTCACAAAAATACATAGCCGAGCAGTTGCCCAGCGGATGGGACTTTGAGTTGATACCGCTACCTGTGCATGACGATAAGCTTCGTAATTATAAGGAAGATGCACAGCTACTTATCGCACAAATGCAAAGTGAAGCACTCAGCGAAGCAAGAAGGATACGCTCTAGCCACTTTTGGAGTATTGAAAGCGATGTCCTAGTGCCTTACAATGCCTTAAGTGTTTCAATGGATGTGCTAAACTTTGACAATGGTTATTACGATGTCGCAATGTGTACATACCCAAGTCAAGGAGGAGGTCCCTTTTTGGGTGGGCGAGGCACATATAATCGACAGATAGAAGAAGATATTAAACTAAGCGAAAGAGAAGTGCCTAAAGAAGTGTTAAAAAAGCACAAAGATTTACAGAAAAAAATCTCACAAGAAACAGAAAAAAACAAAGCACAAGAGTTAATAGAAGAAATACGAGATTTAGATGAACAAATTAAGCAATTTCCGCCTAAAGGTAATGTCTATGAATTGAATGGTAAAGAGTGGCGACAACGCGGATGGATGGACTATGCATACCCCGCAATTGGTAAGGGTGCAATTGTGCCCACAGATTGGGTAGGAATGGGTTGCACGCTATTAAGTGAAAAAGCTTTAGCGATGGCACACTTTGATGGCTACGAAGGCAAAGGAACTCAAGACCTGTACTTAGGTTGGAATAGATGGAAGCCAAGCGGACTAAATATGTGTGTTACAACTCATGCCATTTGTGACCATGTAATCAGGAAACGCGGAGAGGGCGACGAACAATTATGGAATGATTTTGTTGTAGTTAATGCATACCATGAACCCGAAGGCATACATCAGGGACACTTGAGGCAGAAGCATACACCGCTGTACACTTTTAAGGCAGGGGAAAGATGTCAGCAATCTGTCAGCAAAGAATAAGATCCTTATAAACAAAGGCTATGTAGCAAGCCTTCCAAGCTGGTGTCCTCGGTTCGATCCCGAGTGCCCGCACCATTCTAATTTGAGCCAAAGTCCACTATATATATAGGACGCAAGGCAAAGCCCTTTCAGCATAAGGCAACACAAGGCAACACAAAACCATTGCAAGGAAACAAGAAAAGTGTCAGCATATTGTCAGCATGGCGATATATTACGACAAGCAAAGAAAAGCATGGGTTGCCGATTATTCGGTAAAAACTAACGAGAGCAGGAAAAGACGCAGAAAATTTTTTGCTACAAAAAGCGAAGCAAGTGCCTGCTTGGCATCACAAAAATACCAAAAGAAGAAATACGGAGAAGCTACGGAGTTTGACTTAGTAGACTATCAGCGATTAAAGCAATTAGAGCAAAGTGTTACAGGCGGATCATTGGAAGACGCAGTAAGAAGCTACAATGCATTAAGCATGGGAGGGAATAGCATTACCCTGCGTGATGCAGTAAAGAGATATTTAGAGCAAAAGGAATGTAGCAAGGAGCACCTTGTAAATCTCAGGATTTATTTAGGTAAATTCGTGAACAATCTAGGCGATGTAAAAGTTAAAGAAATACAGGCAAAAAATATACATTACATCCTAAAGAAAATGGATTACACAATGGTTTATAAAAATAACATGAGGCGAGCATTTGTTACATTTTTTAACTATTGTATTTTTAATCAATTCGCAGTTAGCAATGAGGCGGAAAAGGTGCCACTATTTACGGAAGAAAAATCCGAGATCGAGTTCATATCTGTAGAGCAGGCACGCAGGCTCTTTGAAGTCTTGGAGGAGTCTTACCCTTATTTGATACCATACAATGCTTTTAGGGCATTTGCAGGAATAAGGACAGCCCATGCAAAGACTATGACTTGGTCGCAAATTAACTTTGAGGAAAGAGGTATTCGTTTTAACGGAGGTGGCAAAAGGATAAGTAGCTACCTTGAGGATTATCCTGATACGCTTTGGGCATGGCTTGAGTCATACAAAATGCACAAGATAGAATACAGTAACGCAAAGGAAACAAGCAAGGTAATGAGATCTCATGATATTGAATGTCCGCACAATGGATTGAGGCACGGCTTTGCTACATATCATTTAGCCAAATACAAAGACATAAACCTTACTAGCATTTTACTCATGCACAGGGGTAATCCCCGAATGCTATTTGATCGCTACCGAGGAGTTACTTCTTCCTGTGCTTCTGACGAGTATTTCGAGATTCTGCCAAAGGCATAACAACAAAGGGCTGACCTTGCCGAGCGATGTCACTCTCTAGGCATCTACAAATGTATTCCGAAAAATTCATTCGCAGTTCGTCGGCTCTTTGTATCGCTCGCTCAACAAGCAAAGGATCCATGCTAATGGACTTGGTTATGTAAGTCCGTCCGTTGGGCATTGATTTGCTCTTTGTTTTTATGGCAAAGCTCCACAATGGGTGAGACTTTCCCTTCCTCAATGTAAATCAGGGAGGACTCAATAAGCCATTTGATTGTTGTTGTTGTTTTCTTCTCTCTCAAGAAGCGTTGGCATTTTTTGACTCCTTCTAGCGTTTCGCTGTCAAAGAGTAAGTTTATTCTGTTATTCATAAATTAGGGAAAAAAAACTTTTTTGTATAAATAAAGAAAAAATCGAAATCTATAATACATAAAGCAACACAAAGGGTGATAAAGCAACACAAAAAACAAAAGTTGAAATATTAAGCCTTTTTGTGTTGCTTTGTGCTTTCTTGTGCCTAGTTGTTCATTCATGCCAATAGCAAACACAATAACAAGCGAAGTTTTATTTACCGATGAGGTTAGAAAGCTTCTCAGATATAAAAGCAATGAATCGGTTTGCAGATTAGTAAGGGCGGGAAGACTAAAGCCATTATCGAAAAGCAAGCCTTACAGATTCAGCCGAGTAGCAATCGAAAGATTCTTACAAGGTGATTAATAAAATAACAATGCCCTGCCCACCAAAAGGCAGACAAGGCACTAACACGATAAACATACAAAAACAATAATAATGACAGATAGCAAGTTAATAGACGCGATAGCAGATGCGAACGCAAGACTACAGGAGCAGGGAGTCAATGTTCAGGGCGGGAAAAAATACCTAATGGTTAAGGATAGGGTAATAATTTTCCGACAACATTATGGCGACCATTACGGAATCGAAACAAGCATGATTCAAGCCGACAGCGACAGGGTTGTTGTTCATGCTAAGATTACAAACTCAGATGGGCTTACAATTGGTAGCGGACTAGGCGAAGAGCAGAGAGACAGCCGAGGAGTTAATTCTACATCAGCCCTAGAAAACGCAGAGACATCTGCGATAGGTCGAGCACTAGCAAGCTTGGGGTTACATGGCGGGGAATACGCATCTGCTGACGAAATGGTTCAAGCAATGCAGGCACAAGAGAAACCTCAAAGAGTTGAGAATACACCAACGGCTCAGGTCTTTGACGCTGATTGGCAAAATACAATTGTTCCAAATACTAAGCACAAGGGCAAGAAGCTTGGAGAATTGGCACAGGGTTCACTCAAATGGTTTATTGAGAATTGGCAACCTTGGAGGGGGAGCGATGGAGACAGAGAGCCTACGCAAGAGCACATCGATTTTAGAAGTGCTATTGATTCCGCAAATAAAGACCTGTTTTCAAATGGCTCAGAGGTTCAGCCCACAGATGAGATCTCAGGGCAGACATCAGGCGACCCTACTGATCCTGAGTTAGACGAGGAGGTGCCCTTCTGATGGATACAATTGGATTTATTTTACTTTCAATTAGCTACCTAGCACTCCTGTCTTACTTTTATAAACAGGCTTACTTTGAAAGGATGCGGGCAAATTACTTAGCGAAAAGCAACAAGGATTTACACGCAGAGAACAAGTACTACAGGGAACGCTACCCAAATTAATAACTAAGAAATAACACGATGAATATTATATACGACATAGAAACTCGACCCCATGAAAAAACTTACAACGCAATGCTCGCAGAGGAGCCACAATTTAATGCGGACAGCGTTGCCATTGGAAACCTCAAGGACGAGGAAAAGATAAAAAAGAAGATCATTGACGCAGGAATTGCTCACGAAAAGAAAATGATCGAATGGAGAGCGAAGCAGAAAAAAACTTGTTGCCTTGACCCCGACCTTGGACAGCTCTCAGCGATTGGCATTCTGACCGTTGAGACAGGTACTTACGAAATCATCGATGCGACCGAAGATGAAGCAAAAGCACTCGAGCGATGGTGGGAAATATGCGACTCTACAATTCGCAAGGGTTGCTTGGCGTTCGGATGGAATACGGACAACTTTGATTTACCATTCTTGTTCGGCAGGAGCCGACTTTTAGGGGTCGAGTACGATTGGACATACATTACCAATTACAGATTCTTCCACTCAGGATTCGTTGACCTTCATAAGACTTGGACATTCGGGCAGTTTGGAAAGTTCTGCAAATTAGACAAAGCTTGCAGGGCACTTGGTTTTGTTGAGCCTGACAATGAAGTTAACGGAGCTACATTCCACGAGTATTACGAGCGAGGGGGAGAAGACCAAAAGAAAGCAGAGGCATATCTCAAGAATGACTTGGACATGAGCTTCTGTGTTGGAAAAGCTACGCATGGGTTGAGAGTTCGGGATAATGTCAAGGACGGAGATGCTTTTGGAGATGCACATTAATTCACTCTTGGCATTTGATGAAGCTCGCAAATTACTTAATGACAGATGCCAAAAGATAATAAGGGTCATTGAGAAATATCCTGACTCAACTGACAGGGATATTCTGCGAGAGCTTGGATGGTCAGACATGAATATGGTAAGACCTAGAATTACTGAGCTTATACAAAAAGGAATGGTTATTGAATCAGGCTCTATGACTTGCGGAATTACAGGTCGCAAGTGCAGGACGCTTGGCAAGCCTATCTTTGAGCATGAGGGACAACTTAAAATGTTCGGAATATGAAGATGAGATTTACCGACATTGAGAAGTGGAGAAAATTATGGTTTCGGGATCTATGTCCCGAAGCCAAGTTACTTCTGCTTTACCTTTTTGATAATTGCGGGGACGCAGGAGTTATTGAAAAAGATCCCATACGCTATGCGTTTGATATAGGTCTTGCAATTGATGACATCAATACAGCTATGACCGAATTAATCGGACATCAAAAATTGAGGCACATTGATACTCGCTACATGCTCTTACCTAGCTTTGTTAAGTTTCAATACCCAAAGGGATTAAAGAAGGGCTACAACCCTCACAAAAGCGTTTGGCGAGAAATACAAAAGCATGAACTAGACCCTTTTGAGTTAGGGATTGATTCAAGCCTTGCCCAAGCCTTGCCCAAGCCTTCCAAGATAAAGGATAAGATAAGGGATAAGATAAGGAATAAGGATAAGATAAAGAGACTATGGTTACGAGCGAGCGGGGGAGACATTAGCCCACGACTAACAATTGATGCCGACAGGCTCTCTACAATATCCAAATACCTAGAAACTTATTCATGGTTACAGCTCGTCAGAGTTTGGCAACAAGCAGGCAGAAGCGACTTTCTTACAAATAGAAAAGGTAAGAATCGCAACGGATGGCAAGCGACCTTTGATTGGATTCATGCACCAAAGAATTGGCGGAAGCTGACAGAGGGAGAATATGACAACCGAGAACGAAAGGCTACTCATGGATTCTGAGCCACAAAAGCTGTTTACTCAGACTGAATCTAGGGTAGTTACTAGGATCTGCGAAGAGTCAGGCAAGGAGTTTACTCTCAATCAAACACGCTATGGTGAGATATGGTTTCCCGAAATAAAATACTGCGACGAAGTTTTGCAAAGACATGCAGACGAGGAACGCAGGGAGGGAATACGCAAGCGAAATGAAATGAGGGAAGAAATAAGGGAGAAGTGGATAGACCAAAACATACCTTATTACTTCAAGGCTGACCTTGATCGCTCGCATGAGCTAGATTGGCGAGCAGTCGATCAGGCACTCAAATGGAAATACAGCTACGATTCTCAGAATCAAAGCTTAGTCCTAAAAGGCGAGACTCGGAAAGGTAAGACAAGATCCGCCTACGAGATCATCAAGAAAAACGCACTTCTGTTTCCTTACATTGATACAGCGGAGCGAATAGCGAGAAAACTAGGTGCAAGCCTGAGCCAATCTACAAGATTGCATGAGCAGAGCATACAGCATTTATGCAATGTAAAACTTCTATGCATCGATGACTTAGGAAAAGAGGGTGTTACGCATAGAACTCAAACTGACTTATTTGAGATAATAAACCGCAGACTGGAACACAACCGCCCGACAATAATAACTACGAACTTCGATGGCGAGAGCTTGCTACATAGATTCCCCGACGAGGAGCTTGCTCGCCCTTTGATCGCAAGGATAAGGGAATACAAGGTCATTGAGTTCAATTAAGCAATACAACCCACCCTTTGAGTTCTTGGCTGAATCAAGTAACAAGAAGGAGGCTTACAAAATAGACCTGTTAGGTGATGGGGGTAATGGAGAATGCTCCTGCCCTCATTACCAATACAGGCTCAAGAATTTACTTAGTCAGGGGTATCCGCCTAGTTCTAATACTAGGTGCAAGCACATTCTTAGAGCGAGAAACCTTTGCCTTAGTCTAATAATAAGGGAGGTAATACAGCAAAATGCAGAACGAGCAAAAGTTTTGGATTAATTGCGTACCACCCAAAAGCACACATCAAAGTGCTTTGCGTATTTTTAAGATGAAGAACGGCAGGCAATTCATCGGTAGAGATAGTAAAGGTCTTGCTGTTGATCAAATGCTACAAAAATTATTACTCCCATTTAAACCAAGTGTCCCACTCGATTGTGCAGTCGATTTGTCCATACGGTGGGTTTTCCCATACAGAAAGAATGAGCCAAAGAAAAACCGACAGGCTCCCCTGCCCTGCATTACAAGACCTGATGTAGACAACCTTACTAAAGGCTTATTGGATGCGATGACGAAAGTAGGTTTTTGGAAAGATGATTCTCTGATTTTTCGTATACAATTTGAAAAGTTTTTTTCAGAAAATTCGGGCATAGGTGTAATAATCCGCACCAATATTGGCAGTCCGAGCGATTAAATTATTTTAAAAAAAGTGTTTTAGGGCTTGCAATTATGCGAACCCTCGCATAGTATGGTTTACATAATCTTAATTATTAACTTCAAAAAATCTAACATATGAAATTCCAAATCAACTCAATTATCTCAATCAAAGGACAGCCTCACATTTGGCAGATCGTTAATCATTCTTCACCAATAAATGTAACATGCCGAATGGTTGAAAACACAACCGAAGTTAAGAAAGATTTTAATCCTCGGACATCTATTACGGAAAGCGAAATTGAAAGCGTTTTAATTTATGACGCAATATCCGAATAAAACTTAACACAAGGAGACTAACACGATGAACCACATACAATTACTTGAAGAGCTAAAAGAGCTTACCAAATGGAACTACCATACAACCGCTAGGGCTACGCTCGTTAAGCACCTCCTTGAGGTTAATGAAAACGAAAAGACAAATAAGGGCTTAAAGTTACTTAGAAAGTCTTACTCTTTGATAGCAAGGCGACAATCTTTTGACGGCTATCTTTCGAAGAAATCACGCACACTTAGGGATGAAGCAGATGACATTCTTTACATGCTTTTACTTAAGGTTCTACCAATACAATCCAAGGCACTTTGGGGAGCACTTTAATAACAAACACAAGGAGACTAACACGATGAAATCAAAACAAAAACAAGCACTCAAAGAACTCAAGCAACAAGCAAAATGTTACAGAGGTTTAGATTACCCCTGTGAGGAAACATTCAATTATCTAAAATTTCAAAAACAATTACTGAACAAAAAATACGGAATTAAAATTAATTTAAACCTCAGCCACGCCAACTAATACAGAGACTAACACGATGACCAAAACAAAACCAAATCAGATTACCAAAGATGTTTTACAAATCTTTAATAATTTTAGAGCGTTCGGACTTAAGCAAGTCATACAACATAGCGAAGACAAAATAGTTTGCCACTTTCGCCACGGCATGAAGAAAAGAATAACCATGATCACTTTTGAGATTAACCGAGGCTTGGACCTTTACAATGTTTCATTTGGCAAGATCTTTAAGCACGAATACAAAGAGCTTGCACGATTGGACGATTGCTATGTTGACCAACTACGAGAAGTTGTTGAGCACGAGACAGGTTACATCATTTTATAATTCTTGACCATATGCAATCGTTCGCATATAGTTAATAACTACTAACAACAACTAGCACGATGATATACGAAATACTAAACCACATAATTTTTCTGCCTTGGGCAGTAATACTTTTCTTCATTACGAAAGGAATCTTAACCGATGAATAAGGAATTACTTTTCGTTTACGGAACCCTCAAGCGAGGACATGGTAATAATCGACTGCTCTTCGGACAAAAATACATGGGCAAAGCAATTACCGAGCGTCCTTACATTATGGCAAGCAGGGGAATACCCTATGTTTATGAATGGAACAGGGCTGAACAAAATGACGAGATCATAAGAGGCAAGCCAATACACGGAGAGATATACCAAGTCGACCCTGATGCCCTTGCAGGCATTGACAGACTAGAAGGACACCCAAGGTGGTACAGGCGAAAGATCATCCCCATTGAATTACACGCAGAGGTCACTACGCGGATACATGCATGGATATATTTTATGAGCGATTACATCACGACCCCCAAATGCATTTTAAAAATTAAATCACAAATGAAAATATCAGATCGTTTCTAATGAAGGTATTACAATGGTTCAGAGAAGGTCAGGATCGGCTACCAATAGAGATAGTCGGAAGCAATGAAAAGTTACTAATTACAACCCTCGCAATAATTGCGAATACAAGGAGAATAAAAATACAAATGACTGATGAAGAAAATGAAACTATCGACTGCGATGTAAAAATTACGCTCAAGGAGTTTTCGGACAAAATCAATTGGTTACGCTTCAAAATGAATTACAATTATGTCGAGACTCAAAGATATTTTAAGCGAGTACATCACATTGAGAAAGATCAATTTGAAGAGCTAAGTCAAAGACTTGATGAAAGCGAAGATTCTTGTTTGGAATAAACAATACCGAGAGACCTTTCTTAATTGGGTCGCAAGCGATAAAGCCTAGTCAGGGCAACAAATCCTGACCATAAGGCATAAGCTCTCTTACCCCTCAAGTTGTGTTAGGCTTGGGGGGTTTTTTGTGCTAGGTGGACTTAGGTGGACTTAGGTGGACTTAGGTGGAGGAATATATGTGGAATATATGTGAGATATATGTGGAATATACAAATCTGCACAAAGCTGTAGTAGTCTGTAATTTTCTACCAATGTGGAGCTATGTGGAGCAATCCGTGGAGCGATTGGGAGCGATTGGGAGCGATGCGACAAACTCCTGTAAAAACACTAATATTAAATTAGAGTAATTTTTTTCCCAAATAATTTCTAAAAGCTTGACATATATGCGAAGTTTCGCATAATGGATCTTATACTTAATTAATTTAACTCTAAAAAAAACCTAACACTAACACGATTATGAAAACAAAAGCACAAGCCCTCGAAATTATCAAAAACCTTACTTTCGGGGTTGAGATCGAATGCATGTTCCCAAAAGACAGAGCAATCGAGCACAGCATCTTAACCAACCCCACCCATTGGAGCCACCCAATTTGGATGGGTCACATCAGTACCAACGGAGAAAGCCTTTCGCAATGGGGCGCAAGTTGGGATCAGACAATTACACGCAAAGAAGGGTTTGCGCCTATCGAGTTCAATTCCAAGGTCCTCAAAGGCGAGCAAGGTCTAAAGGAGATCATTAAGTTTTTTACATGGCTCGCAGACATGGGAGCAGAAGTTGATCGCTCCTGCGGACTGCACATCCATCTTGGAGCAAAGCAACTTTGTGAGGGGCTTGACCTTGACCAAGCTATCGAGCAACTTTGCAAGACCTTAAAATTTGGAAACAGCATCAAGTCGGCAATCTTTGCGCAGGCAGGAAGCGCTCATCGATTCCTCAATGGGACTTGGGCACGCACAAGCGTTCGCAATGCTCGCCAAAGAATTGACAGCAAGGAAGACATTCCCTGCTTCGGAGGAAAATACTTCTTTATTAATACCCGCAATATTGCGAGCAACGGCATAAGCTCAAACAAAGCTACAATAGAGTTTCGCGCTTTTGCGGGCACTACTAATTACCTCAAAGTTCTAAATCATCTAATGACTGCATTTGTTACCGTTTACGCAGGAATGCGTTACTCCCGCACAAGTTGGGAATCACGCAACCAAACAGCCGACAAGGGCTTGGAGAGTTACAACGCTCTTATCAGCACTTGGAGCAATCACCCAATGCTTACCCAGTTCCCTACATTCCAAGCCGAAAAGCGAAAAATGTTCAAGATCGGACGCAAGATGGCTAAAAAATTCGTCACAAACATTCGCAGAGCGGTTACTCGTTCTAATGGAAGCCTTGACCTCAATCGTTTTGCTTGAGGTTAATAACTAATAACAACCACAAACACGAAAGGAATTACAAAATGTGTGTTATAATTTTTTCACCAAGCAAGGGATCCCGACCATCAGGGAGAACCCTCGACTTATGCAATAAAGCAAACCCTCACGGAATTGGGATAGTAACACAGGGATCACGCAAAATGTTCAGCGTTAGCAAGGGCGTTTCAATGAGTTACCTAAAAAAGACTTTAAGAAATACCGAGGGGGCAATTGCTATCCACTTCAGATATGCTACAATCGGGGGCACAGAGTCTGCCCTATGCCACCCCTTCCCCTGCACCGAAAAAGCGGAATCGTGGCTAGACTACGAAGCTACGGATGTTTTAATGACTAACGGCACTTGGTTGAACTTTGAGCAAAGCTACGAAGTTGCTCGCAAGCTAACCAAGACAAGCAGACTCAAGGGCGAAGTTTCAGATACTCGAGCGATGGCACAGATAGTTGGATCTACACGCTCACATGATTGGCTTAGGAATATAACTGACAAGCATCCACAGAGCACAAGGGTTCGCTCCTTATATATGACCAAGGGCAATGCCAAGCGGATGCACTTCTATGGCAAGTGGGAGGACTACGAGGGTTGTAAATTCTCAAACCTACGATGGAAGCCGAGCAAGTTCAGGGCACGCAAATTTCTAGCACATAAACCATCCGCAACACAGGAGGACTTTTCATCATGGCTCAAGCTAAAATACTAAACTACTTGACAAATGCGAATAATCGCATAGAAATATACGAGATGCGATTGCAAGCAATTTTAGACAGAACACAAAGAGTCATTGAGCGAAGCGACGCACGGATGGCTGACCTTGCAAGGTTCTTGGGCAAGAATTGGAACCAATGCCACGAATGGTTAATAAAGAGAAACCATTTACCGAATGCAGAGGTAGCACTTGGAATGATGCATTTTATTGCGATTTACGATAAGAGCGGAGGACGGGATGTTCGCTTTTCTGACAATCAAAAAATAATGGTAGATGGGAGAGAGTTGACGGAATGGGAAAGCGACCTTTGGATCGAAAACCAAATGCTGAAAACAATGATTGCGTCTCAGGTTGGCAAGCATGACAAAGAATGATTTACAACTAGCACTCGAAAAATGTTACTGGAGATATGCCCGAACACTTGGGCGTATCCCTCATCATTACACCTTGCGGAAGACATGGAAGTCAGACGAATTTTTTGATCAAGCAGTTATTACCTTACGAGAGAACTCCGTAGACGAAATGTTTGGCAGGAAAACTTTCAAATATTGTTACCTTGGAAACTTCAAGTATTGGACAATGGGATCTCCCGTAGAAAGGACTATTCTCATCAATAAGGTACAAATTAACTTGGGCAAAGGTTAGTAATAGTTAATAACCGACAATATGATTAAGCAGATTGTAAATGCCCAAATACAACCATATGAAGCGGAGATGAAAAGGGCAATGTTGACGCTTGCAGGTGTAGACTTCCTGTATGGCAAATTCGTAAATAATTCCCTGATCGGTTGGGCGGGGGTCAAAGCCACAAAAGGCAAATACATATACAAGACCGCTTATGTTTTAGAGCCATTTAGAAGACAAGGTCATTACACGGAACTCTTGAGGCACTTATTACAACATCACAGCGATAAACTCATAGAGGCAGTATGCACGCCAATGTCTTACAATTTATATAAGCGCGAAGGATTTACCACACTAAAGGTTTACAAAAACAAATGTAAAAAAGTTATAAAATGAGAATAAATTGCACATACAGTAAATTGGCAAAGATTGACGAGCTAAGACCAAATCCAAATAACCCGAATCAGCACACGGAAGATCAACTAAGTAGGTTGGCTAAGATCTTAGAGTATCAGGGGTGGAGGCACCCTATTGTTGTGTCTAAGCTGTCGGGTTTCGTTGTTAGTGGTCATGGACGGTTGTTGGCGTCAAGGCTCGCAGGATTTACGGAGGTTCCGATTGATGAGCAGGATTACAACTCAGAAGAAGAGGAGATGGCTGACCTCATCGCTGACAACAAAATTGCAGAGCTTGCAGAATGGAATCAGATACGCCTTAATGATCAGCTTGCAAAATTAAATAGCAAACTGGATGACATTGAGGTCAGCGGATACAACGATATTGATCTTACGGAAATAGCCGAGGGACTGTTTCGACCAACACTTGATCCGTCTTCAACAGGATCGCAGGTTACAGGAGAAGATGTAACTGCGGTTAGCAATTCATTGAGCGGAGCATACCAAGGAGCACCTAGAGAGAATGCCATGCGGTCGGTTACTTGTCCTAGTTGTGGGGAGGAATTTAGTATAGACATTAACGAAATCCCAAGACCTCCTGCAAATTGATAGCTTACCTTAAGCACAATGTCCTAGAAGGTGCTAGGTCAAGAATCGAATATTTATTTGATGAATTTGACCAAGTAATAGTCAGCTTTAGTGGTGGCAAGGATTCTACCATTGTCCTCAACCTTGCACTAGAGATAGCCGAGGCAAAAGGTAAACTACCATTACCTGTTCTCTTCTTAGACCAAGAAGCTGAGTGGGAATCTGCGGTAAAATACATAAGAGAGGTAATGACCGATGATCGGGTCGAGCCTTTTTGGTTACAAATACCAATCAGAATATTCAATGCTACATCTGCAAAAGATCCTTGGCTTTGGTGTTGGGCAGATGGCGAGGAGTGGATGCGTGAGAAAGAAGAATACGCAATAAAAGAAAATGTGTATGGCACAGATCGCTTTCACGCTCTTTTCCCTGCTTTCGCAAGGCATCACTTTAAGGATAAGACAACTGCGTTTCTAGCAGGCGTAAGATGCGAGGAAAGCCCGAACCGCTTGGTGTCCTTAACTGACAAGGCAACCTATAAGCACATAACTTATGGTAAGGTACTTTCTAAGCCTTTGAATCATTACACTTTTTACCCGATATATGATTGGGCATTTAGTGATGTATGGAAGGCAATTTATGACCATGATTGGTCTTATGCAGGCATTTACGATCAGTATTACAGATATGGTGTGCCAAAGCCAAATATGCGGGTATCAAATTTACACCATGAGACCGCAGTTCATTCTTTGACATGGATGCATGAGCTAGAAGCGGATACATGGAATAAGCTGAACAAAAGATTGGGTGGAATTAATCAGTCAAAGCATTACAACCGCAAAGATTTGTATGCGGTCAAAGAGTTGCCATTCATGTTCAGCGGATGGAGGGAATACAGGGACTATTTACTTGAGAATCTGGTGGAAGATCCGAACCACAAGGAAGCTTTTACTAGGAAATTTGCTAAACTAGACATTTTGTATTGGGAAGCCGTTGATAAAGACCGCCTTTACAAGGCAGAGATTACAACAATATTGCACAATGATTTTGAGGGAACAAAGCTTGAAAACTTCCGTAACATTAACTGCAATATTGCCTTTAGAACATGGAAGAATGGTAGACCATATCTACCCCGTCCACGGAATGAGCTAATTATGATCCCTTACGAGGGAAAGTATAAATTCGCAGAGTATGCAAAGATGCATCCTGAGAAGATATATCAAGAGACATGAAGAAGACTATAATCATTTGTTCCTGCAGACCTAAGCTGATGTGCAGATTCATTGATTCATTTTATGCGCACAATATGGACGAGCAAGGTTGGGACATCGCGTTAATGGCGCAAAAATACAGCCCTGAAGAACTTCAAGAGTTGAGAGAAAAGGATAGGTCAGCCTTATGTAAAATAATGCCAACTGAACAATTAATTGCACCATATATTGCAAAAAATACATTGCTCGAAATGCATCCCGCAGATGCTTACTGCTCCCTTGATGACGATTGCGTAATCCTTGAGCAAACAAACTACGAGCCTGTTATACATTTTATACAAGATCCATTAGTAGGTTTAGTAAGCACAAACTGGGTTCGATTCAATAAGCCAAGTTTCATGGCAAAAAAAACTATTGAGGACAAATACATGCAACAGAAGATCGTTTACACAGGTGGTGGTATGCTCTTCGGTCAAGGTGTAGCAAAGATCCTTATTAACAAGCCCCGAACAGATTGGCTTTTCGACAATGTTCAATATTCTCTAGACATTTATACGGCGGGTTACACAAACTTTCGATACCTTGGAAGCGTAACAGAGCACAATATAGTTATCGGAGGTGGGAAAAAGCGTCTGCTCAATGACAGGCAAATGATACCAAACGACTCGAACCTTGTAGTTATGAAGCGAGGGACTGTTTCGAAATATAAATACGATAACGAGTATTACATGCCGAACGATTCAAACTTAACGGTGTTGTCCCACGCCATGCATAAGAGGAACAGGCTAAAACTTACCGGCAATGAATGACCTAATGTTCATTTTTACATTTATATTTTGTGGAATAATTATCCTAGCATGGATGTATGACTTTTTATGAGTAAATTACCAAAAAACGCAGAAAAAACATTAAATGATCTTGTAGCTACAATTGAAGGGCTAGAAAATGATGAAGAAAGGGTAAAATTCTTTGAGTTAATCAGAGAGGTTCTGAATCGGTCCCACCCTATTCAATCGCAACCAATTGACCGAGTAAGATGGGTAAACATCGAAGAGGTGCAGGCAAATGATTACAACCCAAACAGCGTGGCATCAAAAGAAATGCAATTACTTTATACCTCAATTAAAGAGGATGGTTATACTCAACCGATTGTTACGATTAGAGATGAAGCAATTAAAAAATATATAATAATTGACGGATTTCATCGGTATTTTACCGCCAAATCTAACAAGGACATTCTTGAGCGAAACAAGGGCAAGTTACCAATTGTTGTCCTGAACAAAGAAATTAACCAAAGGATGGCGTCAACAGTCCGCCACAACAGGGCTAGAGGCTCGCACAGCGTTTCAGGTATGAGCAATATGGTTTTTAAGATGCTAGACAATGGGTGGGCAGATGAAGCCATTTGTAATCACCTTGGTATGGATGCTGAAGAATTAGTCCGTTTGAAGCATATTACAGGCTTTTCAAAGCTTTTTGCTAATGCGGAATACAGCAAAGCATGGGTAAAGCGTAATCAGATAAAACTAGCAAAGGAGCATAACCATACGATAAAATGAGCCGTAAAGCTCCATTCATTAGTAGAAAATATGCACTAGGCGATTGGGGTAACGCTAAGTATGAGGACGATTTCTTCTTTGATGAAGAGACAAAGGAGTGGGCAAGCGAATCTGACAAAGCGGTTGCTTTACTATCAGAAGCACTAGGCGAAATGCTTACATGGTTATCAGATGGAAACATGAAGAGCAAAGGTTACAAGGATTGTGTAGCTAAGAAGACCATTGCACTCGTGTGGTGTATGAGACCCGATTTATTAGGTAATAAGTCGTTACGAGAAATTTCAAGCCTGGGGGGGGTAGCGGTAACACCCGCTTCTCTGTCTAAGCATGTAGCATATTTTACTCAGCAGTTCGGAAGGTTTCACAATGGAACCAAGAGCGATGACGCAAAAGAGAAATACAGGGATTCAGCAATAAAATCACATAAGAAACGAAAAAGAGGAACTAAGGGCGGGGGTAACAGCCAATAATTATGGAGGGTGATATTAGTACAGAGGTGAGGGCTTGTTTGGCATTAGCTGAAGCATTCGACAAAAAGGACATATCATGTCCACCACATAATCATATGGATGATGAATTGGAGGGTAAATACGGAAGACGCAAGAAGGATAAACACAGGGATCTTAAATCTGAAATGGAAGGAAGGCTCAATGTCATGTATGACCTCATCAATAATAGACCCCTTAGCCACCATGACATAAGGAACGGATACGCAAGGGAGCACTTGATTTATTTATTAGGATGCCAAATATATTCATTGGCAAAACAAATTCATAAGGAATCTTTTTTTACTAAAACACAGCAGGGATTGGCAGAGCCATGCAAGGGTTCTCTAACGAAATGAAAAAAATTCTAATGTCCCATAAAAAAATAGCCTATGCGTGCGCGCGTAAGAGTGAGACATTTTGACAAGGAATCTAGTATGAGTAATCAAGAAGATTTTAGCGTCGAGCAAATCGAGGCAATACGAAAAAAAGAAAAAGCCAACATCCTAAAAAAGTTAGAGTCAGGACAGACACTAACTGAAGCCCAAAGATTAATTTTATACGGACAAAAAACTGACCAATCACGCTATGCACAAAATCAAACAGAGCTTGCAGAATTTTTGGGAGTGGATCGTAAAACAATTCAGAGGTGGCGTAAGGAGGACAATTTTCCACAGCCTATGGCTGATGGTAGATATGATGTTATTGCTGTCCGTGATTGGCGTGAAAGGAGTAGAGATTCTGGTTCAACGAATGCGGAAGATCAGTCAAAAGCAGAAGGCGAAGCACGCAGGGTGTGGTTGCAAGTCGAAAAGCTAGAGCATGAAATTGAAGTCAGTAAAGGTGAATTTATTTCTATCGCTCAAGCACAGGCAGATGTTGCACAAATGTGTTCAAGAGCAAGATCCATTTTACTTGCGATACCTGATACCTTGGCTCCTCTCGTTATTGGAAAAACCGCAACTCAGGCACAGCAATTAATCCGCAAAGAAATTGACAACGCCCTCACACAAATCTCGTCTGACCAAGTGGGTATTCAGTAGTGACCTTCATGGAGATATGCAGAATACGGACGCAGTCAATGCGTTCCTCAAGTTTACCAAAAAGTTTAAGCCTGATGTTAAAATATTTGGTGGTGACCTCTTCGATTTCAGAGCCATCAGACGAGGAGCAACAAGTGCGGAGAAAGCTGACTCAATGGCTTTGGACATTCAGTTAGGATTAAAGTTCTTACATGCATATCGTCCGCACATATTTTTACGAGGCAACCATGACGAAAGGTTATGGGATCAGGCACAAGGCTCATTTAATGGATTGTCTAGAGATTACGCAGAAGAAGGAGTCAGGAGCATTGAGACGAAATGTAAGATCATCGGATGCAAGATGTATCCTTATGATGTCAATGACGGCATTTATCGTTTGGGTAAGCTTGCGTTTATACATGGTTACCATGCAGGAATTAATGCTACTAAAAAACACGCTGAAGTTTTTGCGGAATCAGGCGGTGCAGTTCTTCATGGTCATACTCATGCTATACAATCCGCAAGCGTTGTTAGGTATCCTGAGTGCAGAGGGTATGCCGTTGGGTGCTTGGCACAAACTAGGATGGATTACAATAGGCATATGACAGGTAGATTTTTACATCAAAATGGTTGGGCATATGGCGTAGTTTGGTCAGGAGGTTACGAAGTTATGCAGGCAAGGCAGATGGGCGACAAATGGCTATACAGCACAAATTTTAAACTAAATGGCTAAAAGAGAAACATGGTATGAAAGATTGCCTCATTCAATAGAGGCAAGGAACAGAAGAAAAGAACCACGCCCACCTACAGGCAGAGGTTGGAAAAGGTTTGTAGATTTGCTAGGGGAATCACCTTGGGGCGAAGTAACTACACGCAGGCGAATACAAGAAGAGCTTAAAGCAGGCAGAATGATGTGCTTTGAGGGCACAGAGAGAAGTCCAACAGGAAGACTGCAAAGAATGGTATGGTACAAGAAGGTGAAGTAGGACAGGTCATATTAGCCGTTGATAGAGGTTGGCGAGACTTTTGGCAAAAGCGAGGTGTGGATCCTGATACCCTTTACATATCAACCTGTACTATCAATTTGTTTACACTACCGAATATATATGAATATCCATCTACAAAATGCGTTCAATCAGAGCCTAGTGCCCCCCGACAGAAAGAAGCCGTGGCAATGGTGCGAGGAAAATGTAAAAGTTGATCCGACTTCGCCTTTTCAAGGTCTATGGAAAAGCGATGTGTCTCCGTGGGTTCGTCCTATAATGGAAACATTTGCCGAGCCTGATGTAAGACAGCTTACAATCATGTGTTCTGCACAATCCGCTAAAACACAAACTTTGATATGTCTTTTAACTTGGGCTTTAAGTCAAGAGCCTGCACCCGCAATGTGGGTAACATCAAATGGAGGAGAGGCGGATTACTTCATGAAGACCCGCATGACTCCAACTATTCAGAATTGTGCTCCACTTGCTCGACAACTACTTCCAACGCAGTATGCCATAACTACCGGTCAGGCAAACTTTGTAAATGCTTCTCTTATGGTTACAGGAGCCGTTAGCCCGTCAAAGCTTCAGTCCAAGCCTGTGCGTTGGCTATTCTTGGACGAGGTTCGTAACTATCCCGAAGGAGCACTTGAAATGGTGCAAAAACGGACTAGGGCTTATTGGAATAGTAAGCAGATTATTGTAAGCACTCCTGATATGGAAAACGATGGTATTCACAGATCATTTCTTGAGGGCAACCAATTAACATACCATTACAAATGCCCAAATTGTGGGGACATGATCCCATTGATGTGGGGAGATATGAAGTGGGCAGATGATTGCAAAAAAGATGGAGTATATGATTTTGATAAGCTTGCGGAAACTATACACCTCAAATGCTCAAGTTGTGGGCACAAGATTTATGACGAGCCAAGCAATCGGGACATAATTGCCAATGAGGGTGAGTTTATCGCTTTAAACCCTATAGCACCTTCGAGCAAGGTAAGTTACTATTGGAATGCTATTCTGCCACCATGGGTTAAGTGGCGAGATTTGGTAGAAGAGTTTTTGAGTGCTACAACGGCTATAAAGAACGGCAACTCACAACCTTTGAAGGATTTCATAAATGAATCAGCAGGAGAGCCGTGGAAAGAAACTATGACAAGTATAGATGATGATACAATAGACCATAGGCGTGACCAATATACGCTAGAGGAGAAATGGGACGAAGAGTTTACTCGTTTTATGGCGGTAGATGTACAGGGCGGAGGAGGTTTACATTACTGGTATTGCATTCGTGCGTTCGCAAAGGAGGGAGCTCACTCAAGATTAATTGCATTTGGTAAAGCGTTTAGTGAAACCGAATTACTAGAAATAGCCATTGAGCACAATGTTCCAAATGTCCGCTGTATAATTGATTGCGGATGGAATACTGCTAGTGTTATACGCTTCTGCCAAAGGCATAATTGGAAGCCTTTTCGTGGAGATGGTGCAAAGCAATATACGGTCAGGGATAAGAAGACGGGCAAATCAATAAAGCAAGTATGGACGGAAACTTGGGCAGACGCAGAGATGGGAACCAAGCGTCAAGGATTGGGCAAGCGAGTTAAAAGGTATGTGTGGTCAAATGATGCTACAAAAAACATTTTAGCCGAACTAATGGGCGGAACAATTGGCACATGGACAATAGCAAAAAATACACCACAAGAGTACATACAGCAGTTGACAGCGGAAATACGAGAGGAGAAAAAGGAGGCAAATGGTAGAATTTCTTATGTTTGGCGACAGATCCGCAGGGACAACCACCTAAGAGATTGTGAGTTAATGATAATTGTAGCGTCCTTGGCAACTCGTCAGCTAGGGTATGACTCAACACCTCTTGACATTGCATCTTAGGTAATGGAAGTAAGCATCGGCACACCATCAGTAAGCATCGGCACACCATCAGTAAGCATTAGTAATGGCGTTTCGATAGGATCCTCAATTTATACCTCAATTGGTAACGGAGGCGGTGCCTTGCAGGACTTGTCAAACCTAAGAGCCGAGACAGGGCTTTTTGGATCCTTGACAGAAGCGGAGTTGCTAGAGATGCGAGCGGATGTAATTAAGCAGATAAAAGCCGTAATGTCAGGTGAGCTCATAATTAGCGTAGCTATCGCAGGCAAGCAAGTTACCAAGAAACTACCAGAACTTTCTGAGCTAAAAGATTTATTGGTAGAGACCAACAATCAACTAAAGCAGATTGACCCGCAAAAATACGGAAAAAAACGCAGGCGTTTTGGCTTTGACCACAGATACAGAAGGGTATGATCAAGAGATTATTTAAAAGGCGTAAAGCCAAACAAGGGTTGTCTAATAGAAACGAGCAACGGGCAAGATCATCTACTTACATTGATGGACTCGGTAGAGGTGATGCAAATCGAGTTACAATCCCGACATTTTTTAGACAGCGAGATCCGATCCCAAAATGGGAGCGTGTAGAGTTAATTGATATGGGTCGATATCTGTATTCAAATGACGGCATTGTTAAGGGGGCGATAGACGATTTGGCAAGGTATAGCTTTCCTTTGGTTCCACAAGCAAAGACAGCAAGCTCTGAGTGGAATATTAAGGCAGAGGCTTATTTTAATCAGTGGGCACAAAGTGCTGACATTAAAGGTCGCCTGCATTTTTACGATTTGCAAAGATTAGCAAGTATTTGCCTAGATCGAGACGGAGACATTGGGGTAATGCATGTCAATACAGACGAAGGCTTGAAACTACAATTGATTGAGGCTGACATCATTAGAGATGCACCAAATAATACAGGTGATTGGGATCAGGGAATCAAGTACGACAAGTATGGTAGACCTAGCTATTATTCAATATTGGATGATCCCGAAGATGAGCAGAGCTACAGATCGGTGCCCGCTAGTCAAATGTGTCTACTCTTTGATCCCGAACGAGCAGATCAACAGCGGGGTATTAGTTCAATAAGTCACGCGGTTGCACACATTAGAGATAAAAAAGAAATACTAGCTTACGAGAAGCTAGGTGTTAAGAATCTATCAAGCTTTAGTGCCGTTTTACATTCAGAATTTGACGAGCCTGATGAAGACGCCTTCGGACTGAATGAAATTGATGGTATTGACGCCCAGGGTAGCCCAACGGAAATTACAGTCTCACAAATGCAGAGTGGCGAGGTTCCGATACTCAGGAAGGGCGAAACCCTGACAGCTTTTCAAGGGAATCGACCTAGTTCTACCTTTCAAGGGTTCTTGGAGTTTTTAGTAAGAGAATTTGCCGTAGGCATAGGGTTACCTTACGAGTTCGTTTGGAATACCCAAAGCTTAACGGGACCAAGCCAAAGATTTGTAATGGGCAAGGCACAGCGTAAGTTTGAGGAGCGACAAAGGCTTTTTTACAAGCTAGTAAACCGAACTTGGGCAATGGTTATTGCTGAAGGCGTAGCTAGTGGTGAATTGCAGGCAATAGATGGGTGGGAAAAATGTAAAATACAATGCCCTGCAAAATTGACTATTGATGTAGGCAGGGAATCGCAACAAGAGCGCGAGGATGTATCAGCAGGCTTAATGTCAAGGGCACATCATTTTGGTCAAAGGGGTATGGATTGGCAGAACGAAATCAATCAGCAGGCTAAAGAATTTGGTTACATTATGGAAAAAAGTAAGGAATTAGCAGAGGCGTATGATTTACCGATTGATGTCGCACTCAATCGTCTAGGCGGACAAATAACAGGCAAGCAAGAGCCATTAATTGACACTACAGAAGAAAATGAAATTTAAAGCATTACAAAGACTTTCCGAGCCGTGGCTTACTAGCAGAGATACTTACAATTTTGTAAGAAAAACAATATACGAGGCAAGTGAGCCAATAGATGCAATTGAGGACGAGACAAACCTACAGATTGGAAACGGCTTGGCTTTTCTTTCGCTCAAAGGGCTGATGATCAAGAACCCTACAGCTATGGAGCGTGCATACCTTGGGGCAACTTGTACGCAAGCTTTTACTACCCAAGTTGAGGAACTAGCGTACACGGAAGGTGTACAGGGGGTCTTGATAGACATGGACAGCGGAGGCGGTAGTGTTCAAGGCGTAATAGAGGCATCTGATGCAGTAAGAAAATTGGCAGAGAAAAAACCTGTTGTAGCTTTTACGGATGGCATGATTGCATCCGCGTGCTATTGGGTAGCAAGTCAGGCAACTGATATTATAGCCTCACCTAGTGCAAGAGTTGGATCCATAGGAGTGTATTTGCCTGTTGCTGACCACTCAGAGCAATACGCAAAAGAAGGTATTAAAGTTGATGTTATAAAAAACAAAGACGGTAAGCACAAAGGCGTAGGCGTAGAGGGCACCGCCCTGACTAGTGAACAAAAGGCACAAATGCAGGAGGAAGTAGAGGAAATTTACAAGGAATTTAAGGGTGCGGTTTTGAACAAGCGGAGCGTAAAGGAGCAAGCAATGCAGGGTCAGGCGTTTATGGCTAAGAGTGCGGTAGATATGGGCTTAGTAGATGCAGTTGGTGATTTTGAAAGTGCATTTTTGCTGTTAGATATTGCTGTAAAAAAAGCACAAGGGTTGACAGGGAATCTTAAGTAACATGAGTCAAGTAAAAGAACTAGCAGACGAAAACGAAGCTCTCAAAAAACAAGTAGCAGAGCTTACGGAAAACTTAAAGGGTTACGAAAAAGATTACGATGAAATCGTAAACGAAAACGACAACCTTAGAGCACAGCTACATTCCTATCAGGCAGAGGAAGAAAAAGAAGAGGAGTCCTACGAAGACGAAGAGGCTGAAGAAGAAGAAAAAGTCAGCATGGACGAGGAAGAGAAAGAGTCAATGGATGACGAGGAGCAATCCGAGGAGGAAGACGAAGAAAAGGCAGACGAAAATGAGGAGAAAGCGTTGGCAATTGCTAAAGCTTTGAGAGATCTCGGTGCCGATCCCGTCGTTACTAAGCCTAAAGCTAGAGCACTTTCACAAGAGGAAGTCCTTGAAAAATTTGCCACAATTAGCGATCCAGCCGAAAGGGCAAAATTCTACGCACAACACAGAAACAAAATTTTTAACTAAAAAATACAATGGCAAATTCATTCGATACCGTAGCAGTTGATGTAATCGCTCAAGAGGCGTTAACTCGACTTATTCAAAAACTAGATTTTGTTAAAGGAATCCATAAAGACTTTTCGTCAAGTGCCCTTGCGTTAAACAGCGATGTAATCACTCACATTGTTAATGAAATGACCGCAAGTGATGTAGACCTTGCTCAAGGATACCTTGCGAGTGCAGACGATCTCGTTCAGAACGATGTCAAGATTTCATTAAACAAACACAAGGCTGTTACTTTTTCACTAACTGACGCAGAGCGTGATTCGTCCAATATTGATTTATTCAATCGTTTTGCAGAAGTCGCGTCTTATGGATTAGCTAAAGGCATCGTAGACCAACTTTTAGGTGCTGATACTTTAGGATCAAATGGAGCAGGAATTTCTAAATCACAAGGTGGTGGTTTAGGTATGGACGAGCTTATTGATCTCGGTGCTAAGTTTGACGCAGACGGAATACCTGAGTCCTCAAGATGGCTTGTTGCTCATCCAAGCGTACTAGCTAATCTTGAAAAAGAGGTTACCGCTGTTACCAATGCGACTTTTAGCGTTAATAATTCAATTGTTGAGGGCGGTGTTAATCGTATCCGCGGTTTTAATTGCTATAGCTACAATGGTGGTATCCTTACAACAGGCGGTGGATCAGTAGGAGCCGTTGCAGGATTTAGCGACTCGCTTGCTATTGTTACCGCTCCGCCATCAAGCCCACCTGATTCAGCAGGGGCAAGCTTGAACTACATTACCGACCCAAGCACAGGGCTTACTATACAACGCAGACAATGGTATGATGCGAATAAGGGTATCTTTGCCTTCTCGCTTACTTTGTACTTAGGAACAAAGCTTACTGCGGGTAATCGCATGTACAAAATCACAAACTAAGATGCGTGTTAAGGACATAATTTTTCACTTGAAAAAATTCCCGCGGAAGGGGGAAAAAGTGCTAGAAGCTTTGAAGGTTACGCCAAAACCAACGTCAGCACCAAAAGCAAAAGCACCCGCCACAACAGGGGAATAATTTTTAAAACATATACATAATACTGAACCCTGCCGTCATGTATGGCGGGGTTTTTTATTTAAGGGACAATGCTAGTAGAAACAATACAGTCAGGGTTTGCAGAGATGCTGAAATTCGCAGGAAACACCGCAAGGTTTGGCGAGTCTGATTACGATTGCATACAGGCAGAAACTCAAGAAATAGCAGAGCTTGTAATTGGTGGAGTTGATGAAGACTTAGACGGTGCATTGGTCTTTACTAAATCAAGCTTCAATACAGGCTTGCCCGTAATTAATCAAAAATTTGTATATGGCGGTAACATTCTGCGTGTAGCGACTATTTCTACAGACCTAACAGACCCTACTTTTACCCTAGGCTTTACAAAGGTTGACGAAGCCGTTTCTGCACCCGCATTAGCCGACCCATCTATTCCATGCTACCACATTGATGGTGGCGAGGTAGTACATCCCTGCTAATAATGAAATGGCACAGGCAAACCGCATACAAATTCGCAAAGGAACCCAAAGTGAGTGGGAACTCCACGATCCCGTCGGCTTCATTGGGGAGCTTATGCTCGATGTTACAAACAAGCGTATTAAAGCAGGCGATGGCTTTAGCGAATGGACAAAACTACCCTACATCGACGAAGCAGGGCTTGACGATCTTCGTTCTGAGTACGGGGACGAAACAGACTTTATTTTACAATTGGAACTGCACAAATAACGGAGAATACGGAAAAAACTAAAAATGAGCACAGCTACAAACATACTTGGAAAGATTGGTGAAAAAGTCGGTGAAGAGATTAAAGCACTTCGCGTTAGTCTAGGCACACAAATATCACAAATAAATCTTAACGACATTACAGGCGGACTAAATGTTACTAAGGACGCTAATGGTCTTGGTATTAGCACGGACGGCAAGGGCGTATTTAATTCCTTGGAGGTTAGCCTTGGATCAACCCTTCATGGTGCTGTAACTGCAAATAGCTCAATAACTGCCTTGGGTCAGATTTCAGCCCTTAGAGCAACAACTACGCAGGATTTATCAGTTGGCACAGATGCATCCATTGGTGGCAACATGAGCGTTACAGGAAAGCTTACAGCAGGCTCTCTTGAGGTGCAGGGCGAGACTAAGATAATTAACACAACTAGCGTTGAGGTTTCAGACAATATTTTAGAACTTAATAAATCTAGTGATAACTCCACAACAGCTTCTATTTCAGGTATAGAAATTAATCGAGGAGAGGTTCAAGGAACCACAGGTGGAGCAGTTGAAGGCATTGCACCACTCGAAATGGATATTACTACCGACACAGGAGTTAATAAAACAAATGTGCGGGTCGATTTTGAGCAAATGACGGAGTATGTAGACGGATTCCATGCATACTTTAACCTAGAAACAGATTTTGGATCTGATGGGAAACTGCCTGCTGATTCGTACAGAATTGTATTTCGTAATGATCTGACAAAGCATGTAAATACGCAAAATGTAGTTACTTATGATGAT